TACAAGAAGAATGTAAGAAGTTAAACTATCCTTACTATTTGTTTAAACTTACAGGTGGTTATACAACTTACGAGGACGGTGTTCGTAGATTTCATAACATAGACGACAAAAAAGGTTTTGAAGTTGGCGCCATGACCGTTGCAATTGTGCGTGGTTCTGTAACTAGAAAAGATAGTTGGATGGACCTTGTTTCAATTCTTGAAAGAGCAAATGCAACTCTAGTAAATCCTAGAACTACAATTAACATATGTGCTGACAAGTATAGAACAGCATTAAGACTTGCAGATTATGGTTTAACACAACCAAAAACAAAATTAATTAGCGACCCCGAAAAAGCAAATGAACAGGTTGCAGAGGCTGATATTAAGTTTCCTCTTATTATGAAAACATTAAGAGGTAGTAAAGGTGTTGGTGTCTTGTTTATAGATAGTGAAAAAGGTTTAGATTCTATTGTTCAACTTATTCACAAACAAGATGAAGACGCAGATTTATTGATACAAGAATATATTAAAACAGAATATGATGTAAGGGCTCATGTTTTAGGTGGTAAAGTATTGGCTGCCATGGCAAGACCAGTTATTGAAGGAGATTTTAGGTCAAATGTATCACAAGGTTCTAAACCTAAAAAGATTACATTAACAGAATTAGAAATAGAAGAATGTTTAAAAGCTGCTAAGGCAGTTGGTGGTTATTGGACTGCTGTTGACTTTATACCAAGTAAAAATAGAGATAAAGAACCACCTTATTTTCTTGAAGTAAACTCTTCACCTGGTACAGAGGGTATAGAAGACGCAACAGGAATGAATATTGCAAAAGATGTTATCAATCATTTTGCAGACGGAGAAAACAGATACACGGTGCCAACTGAATGTGGTTTTAAAGAAATTTTGACCATAAAACCTTTTGGTGATTTAGTATCAAAATTTGATACGGGTAATTCTGGCATGCCTGTTATTCATGCCGACAAATATAAAATAAAAGGAAACGAAATCACATGGACTTTGTTAGGAAAAACCATTACATCTAAAATAATTAAAGAAGAAAAAATATCAGTAGGCGGATTAAGAGATTATGAAGAAACAAGATATGTTGTAAGACTTGATGTTGAGTTTGCTGGTGGTTATTATAATGATGTAGAATTTACCATAGATGATAGAGAAGATAGAACACCTATTTTACTTGACAGAGCATTTATGAAAAGACTAAATGTATTGGTAAATCCTCAAAGAAAATATGTGATTACAACTAAATATAGTTTAGATTAGGAGATAAAATGAGTGATGTGAAAGTGATAAGAATGACAACTGGTGAAGATGTGATTGCCAAAGTTGATGAGGGTTCAGAAAAAGTTACCCTAAACAAACCTTTTGTAATTATTCCTCAACAAATGGGACCTGGTAAACCGGTTCAATTAATGATGAGTTTATACAATGCGTTTGGGAAGGGTGAAAAAATTGAAATCGCTAAAGACAAAGTGGTTTTTATGACCGAACCAAAAGACGAAATCAAAAATTCTTACGAAGCAAACACTAGTAAGATACTTACACCAAATAAAGGACTTATAACAGAAACTAAATTGCCAGGCTAATGGTAAAAGTTAATTTTATAAGAGATACCGAAACGATATCGGTAGACATGCCTGTTGGTAGTACCATTATGGAAGCTGCCAAAGAATTACAATTGCGTGAAATACCAGCAGATTGTGGTGGCTCATGTGCATGTGCGACTTGCCATATTCATGTAGATGATGTATGGTTGGAAAGATTGAAAATAAAACAAAATTCTTTAGAACAATCTTTATTAGAATATGAAAAAGATTATATAGAAGGCGTGTCAAGGTTGGCATGTCAGATTCAATTAAATGATGATTTAAATAATGTAACGGTGAAATTGAGAAAGCATGAACTTTTATAAGAATGTAATAGAACATAAAGGCAAATTATTAATTCGTGGTGTCCTAAATGGCAAAGACTATAAAGATAAAATAGACTTTGGTCCTACTCTCTACGCTCTAACACAAGAACACTCACAATATAAAACATTACAAGGCCAATACTTAAAACCTATTGAGTTTACTAATATTATGGCTGCTCGTAAGTTTCGTAAAGAAGTGGCAACACAAAACTCACCTATTTTTGGTCTTGAAAGATATCACTATCAATATATTGGCACAGAATATCCTGAAAATATAGAATGGGATAAAGACCATATTAAAATATTTACATTAGATATAGAAACAACTTGTGAAAATGGTTTTCCTGATGTAGAAAATCCTGTTGAAGAGTTATTGTGTATCACGGTAAAAAATCAATCTAATAAACAAATTATATCTTGGGGTGTTGGTGATTATCATACAGATAGAACTGATATAACTTATGTAAAATGTAAAGACGAAAAACAATTAATGTTTGAGTTTATGAAATTCTGGATTAAAAATCATCCAGATGTTATCACAGGCTGGAACACCAAGTTTTTTGACTTACCTTATTTGATGAATAGAATTAAACTATTGGCAGGTGATAAAGTTGCAAATAGAATGTCGCCTTGGAATTTAATCAATAGAGAAGAAATATCTGTAAGAGGTAGACCACAAACCGTTTATCAATTATTTGGTATCTGTATGTTAGATTATCTTGACTTGTACAAATGGTTTATACCAACAAGACAAGAGAGTTATAAACTAGACTTTATCGGTGAACTAGAACTAGGTAAAAACAAAAACGAAAATCCTTATGATACATTTAAAGATTTCTATACAAAAGATTTTCAAAACTTTGTAGATTATAATATTCAAGATGTTGAAATTGTTGACGCATTAGAAGATAAACTTGGTCTTATTGATTTAAGTTTAACGGTTGCATATGATTCAAAAGTAAACTATGATGATATATTCTCACAAGTTAGAGTATGGGACACATTGATTGCAAACCATTTAATGCAAAAGAATATATGTGTGCCACCAAGAGAAGAACATAGTAAAGAAACAAAATATGAAGGCGCTTATGTAAAAGAACCTATACTTGGTGGTCACGATTGGATTGTTTCATTTGATATTAACTCTCTATACCCACATATTATTATACAATATAATATATCGCCAGAAAAAATACTAGGCGAAAGTGGTCAAGGCGTTGATGTAAATAGAATGATTGATATGAAAGTACCACTTAATTATCTTAAAACAGAGGGTGCTTGTTTGACACCAAACGGTGCAAAATTTAAAAATGATAAACAAGGTTTCTTGCCTGAAATGATGGAAAAAATGTACAATGAAAGAGTTGTATTTAAGAAACGAATGATTAAGGCAAAGAAAGAATATGAAAAAACAAAAGACCCTAAACTTGTCAAAGAGATTGCAAGGTGCCATAATATTCAATGGTCAAAAAAGATTGCCTTGAACTCAGCTTATGGTGCAGTAGGTAATCAATACTTTAGATATTATGATGTAAGACAGGCAAGTGGTATTACAACTGCTGGTCAGTTTATTATTAGATTTATTGAAAAGAAAGTTAATGAATATTTAAATAGTATTCTACAAACAAAAGACCATGTTGATTATATTGTTGCGTCTGATACAGATTCAATCTATGTAAGATTTGGTAAACTTGTAGAAAAAACTTGTCAAGGTAAATCTACTGAACAAATAGTTGACTTTTTAAATAAAGTTTGTGAACAAAAACTAGAACCATATATTGCAAAATGTTTTGATGAGTTAGCAGATTATTCTAACGCATTTAAAAATGCTATGGTTATGAAAAGAGAAGTTATTGCCAATAAAGGCATATGGGTTGCAAAAAAAAGATATATGTTAAATGTTCTTGACGAGGAGGGTGTTAGACTTGCAGACCCTAAATTAAAACTTATGGGTATTGAAGCAGTAAAATCTTCTACACCACAAATATGTCGTGGTAGAATTAAAGAAGCTATTAAAATTATTATGTCTAAAGAACAATCTGAATTACAAACATTTGTTTCAGACTTTAAAAAAGAATTTTTAGAACTAC